TTATTATTAGACTCTAATGCATTCCTTTTATTTTCTTCTATAGCATTTTTCTTTGCGTTTTCTACACGTGCATTAAATTGCATTTTAGCTTTAGTTTCATTTTTTTCCTTTTCATGCATTAGCTGATTTAATTCATCTTCTAGATATTCCACCTTACCTGTTTTATAAGCATCTGGTTCCCACGGCATCCAAAAACCTACGGGGCCTACATATACATCATGGTTAGGATCCATCTCTCTTAGCAATTTGCATCTCAATTCTGCTTCTTGTTGAGTTTCAAAAACACCTCTAACTTTAATACCTCTAGTAGTTGTTTTAAAATCATTCATTTCACTAAATTCCTGTTCTAAGGTTTTTTCATTTGCATCAACAAAATTTTTAAAGTCGTCAGTTAATGTACTTTCATTTAAATTATTTTTTTCTTCTTTTATAAAATCTTTCAAATCTTTTTGTAGTTCTTCAGCATTTAAATTATATTTATAGGAAATAAAATTGGTAAACTGATTATATTTAGATAAACTTTTTTCAAAATCCCAATTCTTTAGGAAATTTTCAAAATAAAATATATCTTTGTTTTTAAGAATCTTTTCAGGAGAAACAAAAGAAATGCACGCGAACTTTTGACCAGGTAGCGGAGAATCTTCGTGTAATAAATCTACTAATTTAGGAGCAGTACTTTCCATATAACCTTACATATGAATTATAATTTATATTCTTTTTTTATAAATATTTTTATCTTAATTAATATTATAATATGAATCAACTAGATTTAGGCGAACTTGTAAAACGTGCTATTAAATATCTCGTTGAAGGTATAATGGTTGCTATTGTAGCATCGGTTGTCCCTAAGCAACAACTTAAAATGGAAGAAGTAGGATTAATAGCTTTAACTGCTGCGGCAACGTTCTCTATTTTGGATACTTATGTACCTTCGATGGCTGTATCTGCTCGCTCAGGCGCTGGATTTGGTATAGGCGCGAACCTTGTAGGATTTCCTCGTTAAATAAAAAACATATGATATACGTTTACATTAACATATGTTTTAACCCGTTTGGCATTTAAAATGACCAGATTAATTATCGAAATTTTTTAATCCGTCTAAAATTAATATATTTTCTATAAATATGTATGAAAGAATTAAAAATGATTCAAACATCTCCACAAAGAACTGGTTCTATAGAAAAAATACCTTTTATTATTCATCAAAGCTGGAAAACTGAGAATATAACAACATATGCAGATGGTAAAACAGGTGTTATTTCACAATCTAAATGGAAAAAATTATACCCAGATTTTGATTATATGTTTTGGACTGATTCTGATATAAAAACTTATATAAATAAGCAAAGTTCCGATATAATTAACACTTTTAATGAATTAAACCAGAATATTAAAAAAATGGATTTTTTTAGATATTTGATATTATATGAATATGGTGGAATTTATTCTGATATGGACTTTATACCAAACAAAAAAATACCAAGAAATATATTTGAAAATGATTTTGTTGGTTATAAGGCTTGTAGAAATCATAAAGATCATTATTTAATATATTCAGACAAAAGTTACACTATTGATGATAATGATGGAAAATGGGTTTTAGGTCAAGCTTTTTTTATGTGTAAAAAAAAATATATTGGTATAAAGTTGATAATTGATGATATTATTAAAAATAGAAATTCTAAAATTTCCCCACTGAACCACACAGGACCAGAAAAAATACATGAATTATTTGTTAATGCTAATTTATTTAATAATAATAATATTAAAATCTTTTCAAAGAAAGAAATGAATAATAATCAAGGAATTTATGGTTATCATATGAGGAAACATCAATGGTGACTTCTTCACGCTTTGTAATTTTAGATAAAAAGGAATTGTGTCTTTTTATAGTATATTAATATAATTTTTTAATAAGGGTGGTATTTTATTATATTTTATAATTTTTGGTTTTCTTTCTTCTAGATGATTGTTTTTTAGTATCTTTTGATTTATGTTTACTTACCATTATTATAGGAGAAGAGAAAATATCTGGTAATTTTAAATGCAAACGGGTTATAAAGTTGGTATAAAATTCCAGTTTAATTCTTTACAAATTTTTTTCCATATGTCATCCTGTTCGATTCTTTTTTCACGATCTTTTAAAACAGGAAAATAAGGTAAAAATTCTCTTTCATTCAATAATTCACACAATTTTGAAATAGTATAATAATAATTTAAAAAATTAACTCGTCCGTCTGGACAATATTTTGCGTATGGAGCCTGAATTTCCATAAATAAATTACATAATTTATCTTCTAATTCTGGGCTCATTATAGGAGGTTTTATTCCTAGTTTTTCTTTTATAAAAGGTATGTGTTCATAATATTTACTATAACCTAATTTTTTTAAAATGTCTTTAGCTCTTTTGTTATTTAATTGTTTAATGTCAATTCTTTCTTTTTTCATTTGATTTATTATATCTTTAATTACCTGCTCTGGTATTTGTGTAGATTCTTTTGCTTGAAATTGTGCGAGAATTTCCCTAAAATGATTTATTCTTTTGTATGCATAAAAACAAACTTCTTTAGGAGGTTCTTTATAAGATGGTTTTTCATTTTCTATTAAAAAGGGAAAGTGTTTACCACATTTAATATTATTACAAACCATGATTCCTTCATGTTCTACGGGTATAATCTCTCCATTATTACAAATTTTACAAATGTCCGTATTTAAAATAAAATTATTAATATCTATAAATGAATCATCAATATTTCTAAGATAGCTTTGTAAATCACTATTTGCATTTTTATAGTTTTTATCATCATCATTTTTTATATTGAAAAATGAATTAAGGGTTTTTATATTTGTAGCAACATTTCCATTTTCTATATCTTTTTTGTTTTCAAAATACTTGAAAATATATTCTGAATTATTTAAGTAATATTGTTTTTCTTTATTTTTAATAGATTTAATTTCATTTATAGTTTTTATATATTCATCTTTTAATTGCAGTCTTTGTTCTAAAGTAATACCATCTGCATTTATTTTATTTTCTAATATTTTTTTTTTTCTTTTTAATCTAGGAATAATTTTTTCATTTTTATTTTTAAATTCAGAACATATTTCTTCGTGTTTTTTATCTAAAGTTATTGTATCCTTTTCATTAACAATAATTTTTTTTGTTGTCTTAGGTTTGAAATTAGGCATATATAAAATTTAGATTTATATATTTATATTTTAATTAATTTTTAAGAATAATTCATACTTTATTTTTCTAATAATTATCTTAATGGATATTACTATACCAAACAATTTAACCAAGGATTTTATAAATGATGAAAAGTTTAAGAAAATGATTTTTATTTATAATGCTTTAGAAAATGGATGGACTATTACAAAAAAGGAAAATCGATATATTTTTAAAAAATTACATGAAGGTAAAAAAGAAATCTTTTTGGAAAATTATTTAAAACGATTTATGGAAGAAAACTTTGACATAAATAATTTTATAAATACGATATAAATTTAAAATAAATTAAAATCCAAATTTTTTTTCTTTAGCAATATTATAACCTATGGGAGGAGGACTAATGCAACTCGTAGCCTACGGCGCTCAAGATGTATATCTTACGGGCAATCCACAAATTACTTTCTGGAAAGTGACCTACAGACGTCACACTAACTTCGCGATGGAAGCCATCGAACAAACTTTCAACGGCCAAGCTGATTTCGGTCGCCGTGTAACATGCACCATCTCTAGAAATGGTGATCTTGCTTACCGCACATACCTTCAACTAACTCTACCTGAGATTTCAAGCGACCATGCTCACTACGCACGCTGGCTTGATTTCCCTGGTCATCAACTCGTCTCGCAAGTTGAGATTGAAATTGGTGGCCAACGCATCGACCGTCAATACGGCGACTGGATGCACATCTGGAACAGCCTAACCCAATCCAAGGAACAAGAAGTCGGCTACAACAACATGGTAGGACAAACCACCGCTCTTACCTACATCACCGACCCTGACTTTGCTGAGGTAGACACTCCTTGCACATCTGATGCGCCTCGCCAAACCTGCGCACCTCGCAAGGCTCTTCCTGAGACCACTCTCTATGTTCCTCTTCAATTCTGGTACTGCCGCAACCCAGGTCTTGCTCTACCCCTAATTGCTCTTCAATACCACGAGGTAAAGATTAACATCGACCTTCGCCCTATTGATGAGTGCCTATGGGCTGTAAATGACCTTACTGGTACCCAAACTGCTCCTAAGGCAACCTCGGCATACAGCCAATCGCTCGTCGCTGCTTCGCTTTACGTTGATTACGTATTCCTTGACACCGATGAAAGACGTCGTATGGCTCAAAACCCTCATGAGTACCTCATTGAGCAACTTCAATTCACCGGTGATGAGTCGGTCGGTTCGTCCTCGAACAAGATCAAGCTTAACTTCAACCACCCGTGCAAGGAACTCATCTGGGTTGTACAACCTGATGCTAACGTAGATTACTGCGCTTCCCTTGAAGGCGGCGAAGCTCTCTACAAGCTTCTCGGTGCTCAGCCATTCAACTACACCGATGCCTACGATGCTCTACCTAACGCTTTCCATGCCTTCGGCAGTGAGACCGGTCTTGCTACTATGATCGGTGGCTCGGGCTTGTTTGACCAACCTAACGCTCTTGAAGCGAGTGTCCATGCTGGTACCGCATCTATTCTTGAGGATGCCAACAACGATTCGCCTGTTGAAGGTTCGGCTGTATCTGATGCTGGTACCTACGTACTCGCTGAAACCGCTCTTAACATGCACTGCTGGGGACAAAACCCTGTTGTCACCGCTAAGCTTCAACTTAACGGCCAAGACCGCTTCTCGGAGCGTGAGGGTACCTACTTCGACCTTGTACAACCTTTCCAACATCACACCCGTACCCCATCAACTGGCGTCAATCTCTACTCGTTCGCCCTACGCCCTGAAGAACACCAACCTTCGGGCACATGCAATTTCTCGCGCATCGACAACGCTACCCTTCAACTTGTTCTCTCGAACGCCACTGTTGAGGGCACATCCACCGCTAAGGTAAGAATCTACGCTGTTAATTACAACGTACTTCGTATCATGAGTGGTATGGGTGGTCTTGCTTACTCCAACTAAATCCTTTACTTTTTATTTTTTAAGTATAAATAATTATTAATTAATACTTATTTTAATTAATAATTATGAAATTTATTTTAAACACTTTTAAATTTCCAACGGTTTATGTTAAAATTACTAATGATAATGACCAAGATAATAAATCCTATCATAATCTTATCAATAAATGGTGGAAATTTTATAAAAAAAAAAGACATTTCCATTTTATTTTTGATTTTACAGAATTAAATCATTGTAATATAAATCTTATACCAACTTTTGTAAAAAGTCAAATGGAATTTAAAAAACAAGAAACTCAATATTTAGATTATAGTATAGTTGTATTAAATAATAAATTATTAATGAATATTTTAACAAAACTATTACATATAATAACACCTATAGGAATTATATATATTTCTAATAACTTAGAAAATTCTATAACTTTATTAAATTATTTAAATAATCCTTTTATCAGCAGTAAATTTATTGACACTTTTTTACTTATACACAATATAACTAAGATTTAATGTTTAATTAATATGAACTATCATTGGTTTATCATAGTAGGACTTGTTATAGCTAATATTATAGATAGATACAGACTAATATAATATTTTATTAACAACAAAAAAATAATTTATATATTTGATTCTCTGAGGGTTTTTCAATATAATAATCAAACAAGAACAATATATAATAATATAAAAAAATACAATCTATTATTTCATTTAATTCGGTTAAAATTATATTTTCGGAGCCTGAATTCCCCGTTCTTCTAAAAAATGATTTAATTGGGTTTTGATTTCTTTTATTTCTTTTAATCTTTCTCTTATTTTTATACATCTTTCCGTTTCTAAAAGTTTTTGAAACTCTAAACTTTTATCGGTTAATTCTTTATTTAATGATATTTCTTTTCTAATTTCTTTATTTAAATAAATTAACGTATTATATTGTTGTTCAATTGTATTATCATAACGGTCCATGAAATTATTAACCGCCATTTTGTTTGCTTCGCTTAATTTTACATCTTTTTCTAATTTTTTATTAATATCAACCCTAACGTTTAAATCTCTCTGTATATCACGTAAATATTTGTCCAGTTCATCAGGCTTATATTGTATTAATTCTGAAGCTGTAAAATCCATGTGTATATTCTACGTATATTTATTATTTTACAAAAATAATAAATGTAACTTATTTAAAAAAAAAATTTTAATAAAAGTATATGCTATATCAAATTAGCTGGAGTATCTATCCTGACAAAAAGGTAGAATGCAACAAACTTTTTGCAGTTATGACACCAGATGACGACGCAAAGGATGCTGGTGATAAGATTAAAATAGTTGGTCGGTGGCATCAACTTGGTGGTGGAAAGGGTGTTTGCATTTGTGAAACGGATGATGATAAAGCTCTAGGTTCTTGGATGCAAAACTGGCAAGGAATGTGCGATATTACGGTTTATCCTGTTATTAATGATGAAGATACGCGTGCAATTCTTCGTTCTAAGATACCTCCCTCATCTTAATAAAGGTTAAAATTAAACACTTGTATCATCAGCTTGTCCGGCGTCAGCTTGTTCTGCTTGAGCTTGTTCTTCGCTGGTAACTATTTCATTTGATATTATCTTAATTCTATTTAAACATCTTTCAGAAAAATTCTTATTTTGTTCTAAGAATTTTCCTAATCTTTCTATGTAGGAATTAAATTCTAATGTTAGTTTTTGTTTTTGACTTTCTAAGTTCATAATTAAATTACCGACACTAAAACCACGGGATTCTCTTTCCGTTGCTCTAGCAATTTTATCATCAAATGAACCAATATCGTCGGCTAATTCTCGTAAATTGCTAGTAGTACAATTTATCAATGCAAATATTTCATTCATATCATATTTCGCATACGGATCTTCTATTTCTGCAGGTTCCCCTTCAACTGGATTTCCAAGGGAATCTGAGGCACTGGGGTTTGGTATCATTTTAGGAGGATATGGAGTCATATTTCTAAATTTTCTCTCTTTAACTTGTTCTTTTGTTGAACCAATAGGTATTTCTTCAATTGCTAATGCATTTTCAATAATACCATCGCAATATTTGTAAAGATCTCCATATAGTTTTTTTATGTAAACATCTTTCATATGAACAAAAAAATCTAAGTCTATTTCTAATGAACTTTTTTGAAATCCAAGAGTATCCAGAGAGGTCCCTACATCATAACCCCGTTCTTGGTCTGATAGCACTTCTTTTTCAAAATCTTTTATAGATAATATATCACTCTCTAAATTTCCTATAAATTTATCCATTTCTGCATACTTTGCATTAATTACATTTAAAGTTGTATTATAACTGTCAGAATCTATTTGATTTCTTAGAGTTGTATCTGATGGTTGTATTGCAGTCATTATAGTATGATTTATCATAATTATTTTTACAAAAAAAATAATTATGATATAAAACTTAAAAACAATTCAGTTATTATTTATTATATGCGTACGATAATTGTTGCATTAACTATTATTCCAGTATCAAGTGCATTGTGGCATTTCTTTTTTTACCAACCATATATAAATGAATTTAACTCTTTTGTAAACAAATATAATAAAACATATACTAACTGGGATAGTTATTTAGATGCATATGATATTTTTGAAATGAATTATATTAATATTAAAAATATTAATAATTATTACAAACATTTAAAACTAGAAATAAATGAATTTGCGGATATTCATCCAAAAGATTTTAATATAAAACGAAAAGGATATTCTTCAAAGAAACAGAAAACTAACTCATGTGTATCATTTGTTTCTAATAATAAAACACTACCTTCATCTGTTGACTGGCGAGATGAAAATGTGGTAACTCCTGTAAAAAACCAAGGGCAATGTGGAAGTTGTTGGAGTTTTTCAGCAACAGGTGCAATGGAAGGGGCGTGGTCTATATATAGTGGTGATTTAATTAGTTTATCTGAACAACAACTTATGGATTGTTCTAAAAAATACGGTGATTTAGGATGTAATGGAGGACTTATGGAT